GCATCACCGGACCCTTCATGCATCACCGCTGAATTGCGTTCGCTTTACCTGCCAGTCGCGCACGCGACTTCCTCTTGCGCGCGAGATTGCATGTCTTGCAGTAGCGGCCCCACTGCGGGCCTGCTTTGATCCCATCAAGTGGGTGCCCTCTCAAACAGAGCCCAGACGCGACGCGCTCTTGGAATGGGGCGGCCCTGCGCATGTTCTCCGACTTCGTCACTGGCTCAAGATGGTCCGGATTGACGCATCTCCGGTTCCTGCAAAGGTGATCGAGTTCAAGGCCTTCCGGTATCTCGTGCCCAGACGTTAGGTAAACGTACCGATGCGCGCACATAGTGGTTCTCCCAAGGTGCTTCAGTCCGTATCCACTTGGGGATATCGTTCCGAGCCAATTCCAGCACCCCGTTTTCTCGTCGACTTCATGGCGTTCCTGCTGCCTCTTCGGGCGCACACACCACCTCCATTAAATGGTCCGGGACTTTCCCCGGAGGTCACCCTCTCGCGGCACTGCCGGGTTCGCAGCGGGAGCGGGCGATGAACCCGGCCGCTACTGCGCGTTGCGCGCATTGGTGACCTCACGGCGGCGACGCGGGGCCGTTTTGATCCCGCGCTTCGCAGCGGCCCGGACGGGCAGGATCCGCCGATGTTGGTCGTAGCCTTCACTTCCCAAGCCCAACGCTCCAGCGCTTGTAGGCACGCTTCAAGTCCTTGTAGACCCGCCGGAACGACCCGCGCGGGTAGCGCACGCCGCTCTTCACCGCGATCGGATCGGACATCCGCGCCACCTGCCGGGCCTTCGCTCGCAGCGTCTTCGCCACCTTCCCGCGCATCTCAGTTCCCCTTCTTCGCCGCGGCGATGCGCTTGCGGGTCCGCCCGATCTCCTCGGACAACTCGGGTTGCTGGTTGCGCGGGTACGCGGTGATCAGCGACGCGAGGTCGTCGACCTCGTCGATGGTTCTCGCGGCGCGCGCCTTGTCCACGAACACCGCGAAGGTGAAGGGGGGCGGCTCCGGTTCGTTGCCGACGTCCAGCGAGGCCTGCGCGGCCCCCTCCGCAGCCCGCAGACCGGCGTCCTGGGCCTCGTCGATGTCCTGCGCCTCGCGCTTGGCCGCGGGCGCCTGGCGGGCCTCCTGGCGCGCCGGCGGGGCATTCCCGCCTTCCACCGGCTCCGGTTCCCCGCCCGCGGCGCCGGCCTCGCCCATGACGTCCGCCAGCGACTGCGACGGGTTGAAGTTCAGCGCCGGCGCGCCGCCGGCCGCCGCCTGGGCCGCCGCGTCCATCGCGCCGTACTCCAGCGCGTCGTCCATGGCGATGAGGCGCTCGAGCTCCGGCGACTTCGGCACCTGCTTGGAGATGCGCTTGATCACCGACTTGATCGCCATCTGGTCGGGCCACGTGACCCACGGACCCTTGTCGTCCTCGCCGCTCTTGGACGCCGCGCGCACCTTCTCGATGTCGCGCCACGGCATCACCTCGCGCTTGATCTCGCCGTTCTTCAGCTTGACCACGCAGTACGCGGCGATGATCGGGCCCGGGTCTTCGGCGCCGAGGTAGGGCTCGTGCTCCAGCGACGCCGCGTCACCGCGCCGGAACCGGAAGGAGTCCTTCTGGTAGACGACCGCCGCATCGAGGTACGTGATCTCGCCCGACTCGTACAACTTCTTGACCAGGCCGCCCACCATCGGCAGGTACTCGACCTTCTTCACCCAGCGGAAGTTGCCGCCCGACTCCTTGACCTTCGTGTTGTAGACGTTCAGCACCGCCTCGCGCCCATCTGGAACCAGACCGTCGCCGGCGGCCTTGCGTAGCGCGGCGAAGAACGTGCGGCGGTCCGCCTCGACGAGTTTCGGGTTGTGGAGCACCGCCGCCCAGGCGGCGCCGACGAACGCGGCGGCCTGCACGCGCGGCCCCAGCACCCGCTGCAGTTCGCCCTGCATCCCGTCGATCTGGCCTTTCAAGGCCTGCAGCTGCTCGGCCGGCGACATGTCGCGCGGTTGCTCGCCCTTCACGATCGCCTTCAGGGTCTGTGGTCCGGTCATTCGGGTTCTCCGTGGTCTTTCGGGTTCTGGACGTTCAAGCCGTCCCAGTTGCGTGCAATGCGGATCGGGCGCGAGACGCTCGACCGCAGGTAGTAGTTGTAGATGTCGGCCTGCTCGCGCTGCAGGCGCTTGCCGTCGACGAGCTCGCGCACCTCGTGCTTGAAGCCGAGGATCTTCTTGCCCTGCCACAGCAGCGTGTCGCTCTCGCCCATGTAGGCCCCGACGACGAACTCGGCCTGCTCGGCGTCCTTCTCCAGGCGCGAGCGCTCGGCGCGGATCTCCATGAGCCGACGCGCGGCCCAGGCGACCTCCTGCGTCGCCTCAAGGGGCGGCGGTCCGCTCGTGCGGTACATGCGCGCGAGGTCGACGAGCGTCTCGGGCTCCGGCGGCACGCGCGGCACGATGTGCTGGTGCCAGAAGTCCGCGCACTCGCTGATGATCGTGGCGTTCAACTCGTCGTCCGCCGCCACCCGGTAGAGCACGACGTCGTCGAGGCCGAAGATCGCGCCCACCCACGTCTCGCGCCGACCGGTGACCGCTTGCGCGAACGCCACCTGGGCGGCGTAGTAGATCGGGATCTGGTCGGTGCCTTCCTCGCCCCACTCGTCGTGGTTGCGGCGGTTCACCGACTTCGCCTCGGCGTTCACGTGCACGCCGTCGACGATGAGTTCGCCGTCGATCTCGGCGGCGAGGAACGGGTGCTCGGGGTGCCGGTAGCGCTCGTTGCGCGCGACCATCTCCACCTGATGCCCGCCGTCGCGCAGCGCGTCCACAAGCATCTCGAGAATGTACGGTTCGAGCTTGTGCCCGCGGCGGAAGATGCGCTCGCGATCCGGGTCGGCGATGTTCGCCTTCTGCGGCTCGACCTTCGCGAGGTAGGTGTCCAGGCGCGTGCGCCACTTCGACACGCGCATGATCGCGGCGGCATCGCCGGAACCGATGTACAGGTGGCGCTCGATGGATCCGACGGGGGCGAGGACAGCGCTCATTTCGTCAGCATCCAGTGGAACTCGACGAAGTCCAGCGCCAGGCGGATGAGCATGCCCATCACGATCACCGCACAGGCCGCTCCGATCACGTCGTCAACCTCGATCTTGCGACGGCGCTTGATCGTGAACGGACTGCCGAAGGCCTCGATGGAAGTCCTGGGTGTGAATTGACGCGGCACATACTGCCGGCCGACGATAGGGCGCAGTCCGTTCATAGCAGAGCATCTCCTCGCAGCGCTTCCGCTGCAGCCTTGTCGAAGTCGCGCTCCAGGCGCTTCGGCATCGCCAGCGCGGCGTCATCGCGCGTCGCGAAGTAGCGGCGCTGCGTGTCACGCATTGCCACGCCGATCATCACCGCACGCTCAAGCGCCGCTTCGCGCGGCGGGACGACTCGTTCGTCTCTCATACCACTGGCTCCGAAAGAAGTTCGATCACCGGTTCTCTCGTATCGACGCCGGGCGGAAGAATCGGCTGCAGGGTGTGCCTGCACGCGCAGTTCGCGTGGTAACCCCACTCCGCGACAAACACGGCGTCGATCACGTAACGCTCGCAACCGCACGAGCACCCGCGGTCAAATAGCGATAGGACAGTCGTCACTTTCCCGACCGCGGAACTTGGGGCGTCGCCGTGCCGGTTGACGATCATGCAAAGCGTGCCGGGTGCGATCGGTGTCATCGCATGCGCTCCATGACGAGCACCACCACTGCTGCCACGAGGGACGCCCACGCGCAGATGAAGCGCGAGCGCGGCGTCAGGTTCGGCGCGACGTAGACGCCTGACAGGATCAGCCAGAAGAGGGCGCCGTTCACTTCCAGAATCCTCGCGAATTGATCTTGTCCGGATCGACGAACACGTAGCCGGCTGCCCGGTAGCACTTCGGCACCGACTCCGGCTTGATGTGCGAGTACGGAGGCGGAAGGCTCATCGGAATGCGCAGGCGCTTGACGAACTCCGCGCCCTCCAGGCTCGAGCACTGCGGCCGGCCAGACTCCATGTTCAACCCCATGTTGTTGTGGTTGTAGAAGTCGTCCCGGCAGCCAGAGCAGTTCACGCGCGTCGGCTTCGCTTTCACTTCGTGCGCTCCGCGAGCATCGCGTCGGCGCATGCGTATGCGAGACGCGCGATCCCCTCGAAATTCTTGAGTTCCGGGTCGGCGATCAGGCCCTGAAGCGCCGCCGACGCGAAGTAGTCGCGCAGCGTCATGCCCGGGTAGACCCGCGCGAGCCCCGGCGAGAGCAGTTCACCGAACTCGTCGAAAAGCAGCACGTCGCTGCCGTTCAGCGTCTTGCCCGGGAACGCCGGCCCACCGTTGGCGAGGGTCTTCATCGCGCACGCTCCCGAAGCTGCCGCGACCCAATGCGCGCCGCGATGTCCGCGACACGCTCGCGCGTGTTCGTGGGGAGGTCGTCGAACTCCCCGGTGGCCGCGCGCAGAAGAGCAATCAGTTCGACAGCGAACTGCGTCGGCGTGATCGGCCCCATCAGGTCTTCGCCGTGCGGATCCTCAAGGGATTCGCGACCGCAGATCACGTTGACTCCGGCAGAGATTTCCGCATCTCGGAGCCGGGCCTGCTCTTCCGCGATTCGCTCGCTCTCGATCCGGGCTATCCGGTCACGGAACCACAGCGCCACCTGCTCGAACGCCACGTCGATGGCGCCTTCGGGGAACGTCACTTTCGCGACGTGATCCTCGCCAGCGCAATCGTTGACGTACTGATCGAGTTGGATGTCCTGCGCGCTGCGCATGACGATGACCGCCTTCAGGTAGCGGTTCATCCCACGCTCCTCATCTTCGCCGGCACCGGCGAACCGAATGCGCGGCCGTCGGTCGCGTAGTCGATCACGAGCACGCTGACGACCGCGCAGAACAACGCGAACACGACCGCCACGATCACGCCACCGACCATGGACATCGACCGCAGCGCTTCCATGTCGCTCTCGTGCGCCGCCTTCATGGTCCGCTCGATCGATTCGACGAGTTTCCGGCGGCGCTCCTCGACCTCCTCGGGCGATTGCTCCTGCCCGGCCCGCAGCAGGCGCTGGGTCAGCGCGCGCCGGTTGGCCTCGTCGGCAAGCGCGAGGCGTTCGCGGATGGTTTGGCTCACGCTGCCTCCTTCTGCTCGTCGGACTTCGGCGTCCACAGCGCGGCGTGCAGGTCGATCATCGCGATCGCGGCCATGTATTCGAGCGCGTGGTCGTTGTCGCCGTGCGTCTTGTCGACGGCGGCAGAGAATTCGTCGAGCGAACCCGAGAAACACCCTGCGCGCACGCGCATGCCCTGGTCGGTGACGAACGCGACCAGGTAGTCGGAGCGCGATCCGATGGGGCCGATTTGGAGGAAGGGACGATCACCGATGAGCTTCGCGCCGTCCAGGTACGCGCCGCGCAGGTACGCGCCGCGCAGGTACGCGCCGTCCAGGTCCGCGCCGCCCAGGTACGCGCCGCCCAGGTCCGCGCCGCCCAGGTCCGCGCCGCCCAGGTACGCGCCGCCCAGGTTCGCGCCGCGCAGGTACGCGCCGCCCAGGTCCGCGCCGCCCAGGTTCGCGCCGCGCAGGTTCGCGCCGCCCAGGTTCGCGCCGCGCAGGTCCGCGCCGCCCAGGTCCGCGCC